ACAACGGGTAATAAGATTCCGAAGGAACTTACATTTAAAACTATTATTGGTGTTAATCTCATTAACGCAGTAATCAGTAGTGGATGTAATATCTTTGAGATCCGCAAAATCAACGAATTTAGGAATACTACTAAAGTTCTGGTCATTACCGAGGATGCTTTTAAAATTATTGGAAAGGCAAAGGAACGCAATACATTATTTAGTGTTACTTACAAACCAATGATCGCACCACCAGTAGATTGGACTTCTCTTTATGACAATGGTGGTTACTACACTCCAAACAATCTCACTTTCATTAGAAATCAAAGATCATTGAGATACCTTGAAAATAATTTTCCAGATATTGATCTTTCTAGAATTTATAATGTTATTAATCATATTCAGAAAACAAAATGGAGAATAAATCATTATATTCTTGATGTTGTTGAACAAATAATTGACGATTCTATGGTCGATCCTTCGACACCTAAGGGTAACCCTTCCTTTTACGGAAAAATCCCTTATATGGACAGTTTGAATGTCTACGATCTAATTCCTAAGGAACAATACGGGGAAGTTGGAGAGGATGGACGGCATAAAAACCGTGATGACTATAAACGATGGTTTAAGGATAAAGAAACCCAGTTAAAAAAACTGGAAGCGATCAGAAGTAAGAGGATTATGTTCCTTTTAGCACTTAATATTGCTCAGGAATACCGAGATGTTGATGAGATGTACTTTACCTATAACACGGACTTTAGAGGTCGCTTATATCCAATTCAGCAGATCCTCAATCCACAATCAACAGGTGCAGTCAAATCATTTTTAGAATTTTCTGAAGGTCAGCATTTAGATTCTAATGGGTTCTATTGGTTAAAAATTCACATTGCTAATACCTACGGACTTGATAAGGCATCTTACAATGATCGTATTAAGTGGGTCGATGAGCATAGTGAAGAATTGATTGAGTGTGCTGTAGATCCTTTTTACAATTTAAAGTTCTGGAATCAAGCAGATGAACCTTTAATGTTTCTTGCTAGTGCAAAAGCGTATGCTGATGCTAGTAATGGTTTTAAGGTATACCTACCAATTAATCTTGATGCTACCTGCAGTGGTTTACAACTATACGCAGGTCTACTGAAGGACGAAAATGGCGCTAAGGTAGTCAATGTGATTGATAAAGGAACTGGAGGCACTTCGGATAAACCTGCTGATGTCTATACGGATGTTGCAGTCCAAGTAGAAAAGTATTTGGAGGAGGGAAAACACCCTACACAATTTACTTTCACTACTAGGGATGGTGTTAATAAAACTGAGAGTACGATTACTGAAGCAAATGACTTGCAGGGTAATGTTACTCGGAAGTTAACTAAGCGTAATGTGATGACTGTACCTTACAGTGTTACAAAACGAGGTATGTATGATCAAGTGAGAGAATTACTTGATGAGATGGAAGACAATGAAGAGGTGTTTTGGAAAGGTGATAAATGGATTGTTGCTAGATTATTAGTTGAATTAAATAAGAAAGCAATTGACTCAGTTATCAAAGGGGCGAGTACGGGACAAGACTTTGTTAAGTCAATAATTCACGATTACTATGAGGAGGAAACAGAAAAACCACTTGTATGGACAACGCCCTACTACCATTTTCCAGTAGTACAGTGGAAAACCAAGACTTCAAAAGAAAGAATAAAAACAGTTCTTGGTTCATTAGCAGTAAGAAAACCAACAAACAAAATTAATAAACAACAACAGTACAACGGTATTGCACCAAATTTAATTCATAGTCTTGATGCAACCCTGATGTATTTAACTGTTGAAAAACTTAGACAAAAAGGAGTCAATAGTTTTATGTTAATTCACGATTCGTTTGGAGTTCCAGCGAATGATGTTGATTTTCTTAATGATGCAGTTCGAGAATCTTTTGTCGAGTTGTTTAAAGAGAAACCATTACATTTATGGGTCGAACAGATTTATCCTGATCGATTGGGGGAGTGTGATAAGGTTATGATTGACACACTAAACCTAGATGATGTGTACGATTCTACGTACATTTTTTCATAGAGGTTACACTAAAGCAGGAAAAACATTTTATGTTAATAAAAGCACTTGAGGAGGCATTGCTACAATTGTCTACATCGATCCGAATGATTGAAGATTATGGAGATGATAAGTTAGCAAAATTGGAGGCGAAAAGAGTATTTCTAATCGCTATGTTAAAACAACTTGATATTGAGTTAGAAATCCTAAATCAGGAATATGACGAAGCAGGTTATGACATAGAGGAAGAAATGACTACCTTGAAGTTATTCGAGGATAGTAGGAATGCTTATAACGATATTATGAGCAATTTGTTTAAACCTAAACACTGAGGGTAAAAATATGGCAAAAGTCATTAATGAAACTAAGGGACGTGCTGTGGTTACACCACGTGGTTCAGCATCTTGGGTAAAGATCAAAGATCCAGATACAACATTCGATGCGGATGGTATCTTTTCTGCGAACATTGTCTTAGATCCTGAAGCGAGTGACGTTCAGAAGTTTATTTCCAATATGGAAAAACTACGTGATCAAGCATTTGAAGAAGCAAAGCGTAATCTTGCTCCAGCAAAAGCGAAGTCATTAGCAGTGAAAGACGTATTTCACGAGGAAATGGATAAAGAAGGAAATGAAACTGGAAAGATTTTCCTGAAAACCAAAACCAAGGCGAAAGGCGTTGATCGTAATGGAAATGAATACAATGTAACAATACCAGTGTTCGATGACAAAGGTGTCGAGCAAAAAGATTGGAATTTACTAATCGGTAACGGTAGTGTTATTAAATTGCAGGTATGGGCAAATCCATACTATATGGCAAATGGAAATTTCGTAGGTATCACACTTAAGTTGAAAAAGATCCAGATCATTGATCTCATTAAATATGAGGCAGGTGGCGAATCATTTACTGATGAGTCAGGTGATGGATTTGAAGATACTTCAGAAACTTTTGAAGATTCAGACGGAGATTTCTAGGAGAGAGAAATGGGTACATTCGTAAAACATACTAGTTGTGAAGATTGCGGTAGCAGTGATGCAAATGCAGTATATGAGGATGGTTCTGCCCATTGTTTTTCTTGCGGTGCATACACTCACAAGGATGGTGAGTCAGCACCAATAGAAAAGACGTTCAAAAAAAGTCAAAAAATTTTATTGCAAGGAACGTACAAAGCAATTCCAAAAAGGAAAATCAGTGAGGAAACCTGCCGAAAGTATGGTTACCACATTGCTGAAGATTCTAAGGGTGCTACTGTGCAGGTCGCAAACTATTATGATAAGGATAAAAAACTAACTGGTCAGAAGATCCGTGGTGTCAACAAACAGTTTTATTCTGTGGGTCAAACATCATTGCTCTTTGGTCAGCAGTTATTCTCATCTGGTGGTAAGAAAGTTATTGTTACTGAGGGAGAGATTGATGCTCTCTCTGTAGCAGAAGCATTCGGATCTAAATGGCCTGTTGTTTCCTTAATCAATGGTGCTCAATCAGCATTTAAAAACCTTAAGGCAAACCTAGAATGGTTACTATCATTTAAGGAAGTTGTACTGTGGTTTGACGATGATGATCCAGGACACCAAGCAGTAGAAGACGTTGCTGACTTGTTTAAACCAGGTCAATTAAAGATCATTACACAAAATGGTTTCAAGGATGCTAATGAATTATTAGTATCGAAGGGTAAGTCCGCAGTTGTATCTGCATCTTACTCTGCAGAACCATTACGTATTGATGGTGTAGTAAATGGTAAAGACTTATGGGATCTAGTATCCAAGGAAGAAGTCTTTGAAACTTATGAGTACCCTTTCCCTATGCTGAATGAAAAGTTCAGAGGTTTAAGAAAAGGTGAACTCGTTACATTTACTGCTGGATCTGGGGTCGGAAAGAGCACGATAGTTAAAGAGATTACTTACCATCTTATGATGAAAGAGAAACTCAGCATCGGTTACGTTGCACTTGAAGAAAATGTTAAGCGTAGTGCATTGTCATTTATGGGAATGTATTTAAACAAACCATTATTTTTTGAGTTCGGAAGTGTTCCAATGGAAGACAAGAAGAAAGCATTTGAAAGTACCTTAGGCACTGGAAGGATGTATCTTTATGATCACTTTGGTTCACTCGATGAGGATAACTTACTTAAGAAACTACGACTAATGATTACACAAAATAATGTGGACTTCATTGTCTTGGATCACGTAAGTATTGTTGTCTCTGGTAACAATGATGGTGATGAAAGGAAGGCTATCGATGCTCTGATGACTAACCTACGTAGTCTTGCGGAGGAAACTCAAGCAGGAATCATAGTTGTCTCACATTTAAGACGACCACAAGGTGACAAAGGTCACGAAGATGGTGCAAATGTATCACTCTCTCAGTTGAGAGGATCGGGTGCAATTGCTCAACTATCTGATGGTGTCATAGGTGTAGAGAGGAATATGAGAGATGATGATTTTAGTAATCACGTTAAGTTACGGGTACTAAAGAATCGTTTTGTAGGTGATGTTGGTCTTGCAGATACTCTGGTCTACAAAAAAGAGACTGGCAGAATGTCTGTCGTAGAAGATGACTTTATTGAGGGAGAATTTTAATGTTGTTATTTGATTTGGAAACAGATGGATTCCTGGAGGACGTGACAAAGATACACTGTGCTGTAACTTATGACACTGATACTCAGGAGTACAAACGTTACCGACCTGAAGACATTGATACATTAATCGATGATCTAAAAGGTGCAGATAGTATCGGAGCACACAACGGTATTAACTATGACATCCCCGTAATAGAGAAACTCTATGGGATAGATTTATACAAGGAGTGTAAGGTACTAGACACTTTTGTTCTTAGTCGCATTGCATACTACAACCTTATGAACCTCGATGAGGGTAACAAAAGTTTACCTCCAGCGGTGAAAGGGTCTCACAGTTTGAAGGCGTGGGGTATGCGACTAGGTGAGTACAAGGGAGAGTATGGTTCTCAAGATAATGCTTGGGATACTTTTAATGAGGAGATGTTAGATTACTGTGAGCAAGATGTTAAGGTAACAGTAAAACTATACGAACGTTTATTGAAAAAGAATGTCCCTGACTCAGCACTCGATGTTGAGCAGGACTTCGCTTACATTATTAATAGACAGTCACGTTATGGTTGGTACTTTGATATTGAAAAAGCACAGTTTCTACACGTTGAACTTAACAAACAAAAAGAGGCAATTGAAAAAGAGTTAGAAGAAACTTTTAAACCTCTTAAAGATTGGGTAGCGATGAAAGAAGTACCACAATATAGAATTGATGGTGTTGAGAGTAAGAACTATCTCAATCAAATTAAGAAGGGAGCACATCGTGATCCTAAACTAGGCTGGGGAAGATGGGAGGAGACTTGGTTTAATCCATCAAGTAGACATCACATCATTCGCTGGATGAAAGAAGTGTACAACTGGGATTCACCTAAGAAGACTGACAAAGGTACACCTATTATTAATGAAGACACGCTAAAGAACTGTGATATTCCTGAGGCACAACTACTCAGAAAATACTTTTTATTACAAAAGGTATTGGGTATGTTGGTTGAAGGGGCGAACGGTTGGTTACGTTTAGTCAAAGATGATAATAGGATACACGGTCAAGTTAACACCTTAGGTGCAGTCACTGGTCGTTGCACACACAACAAACCTAATGTTGCTCAGACACCAAGCAGTCGTGCTTTTATGGGTAAAGAATGTAGACAACTGTTTACTGTTCCCGAAGGTAAAAAGATTGTAGGTGTTGATGCATCAGGTTTGGAATTGAGAATGCTTGCACATTATATGGCCGCCTTTGATGGTGGTGCTTATGGTGAACAAGTAGTTAATGGTGATATTCATACGATTAACCAAGAAGCAGCTGGTCTACCAACTAGAGACAATGCTAAAACTTTTATCTATGGTTTTCTCTATGGTGCAGGGAATGCAAAGATAGGAAGTATTGTAGGTGGGTCTCAAAAAGTTGGAAAAAATTTAAAAGAGACTTTTTTAAAAAGGATTCCAGCATTGGCAAAACTTACTAAAGCTGTCAAGAAGTCAGCTAGTAAGGGATTCCTTCTTGGTTTA